GGCTCTAATGAAAGACTGTTGCGTACTGTTTGTAACATTACTTGTAGACTGGGTCTGCAAGGAATCTAAGGGAAAGTTTCGCGTTTTTACCAAATAGTTTACAGAACCAGAATTGTCGCTGCTGGTATCATTAATGCGAAGATCCGGAATAAGCTTATCTACAAACATAAACTGCTCACCGTCGCCAAGGTCAAAGTCTGTAGATTCAATGAAACAGGACATTGCGCTGCCGTCGTCGTTCTGACCGCTTTCGTGGTTGTATATGTACTGAGCGCCACCAGAAGCGCCCCCGGCTCTTGGATTATCGTGCGCCCCGGAATCCACCCACGCCGTTCGTACCAACGTTCCAATGTCCCACGCGCCTTCTACGTGATTAAACTTAACGTATCGGTCTATCTCTTCTGAACTAGCGGAGGCATAAAACCAGAAGATCTCATCGAACAGTTTGTTGGAAGCGGCAAAAAACTTGTAGTCCTGAGAGTTGTTTATGTCCGAAAAGACATGCTCCAAGACCGTGCATGGTATGACCTGGGTGCGTCCGCTATATGCGTAGAAGTTGTTTCTTCCCATCCAAAAGGCTTTGTCGCCAGAGGCGACGGCAGCATTCGGACCTATGATGGAAATGTTGTCAGCAAGGAGACTAAACGTAAACGTGTACGGAGGTCCCGTAAAACGCATCGCATGTAAAGAAGCATCCGTCCAAATCAATACCTCCTGGCGAGTTCTGTGTGCGGTAAGTATCTCAGATCCAGAAGATATTCTTTGAGAACCTGCTGTGTTTGTTGCGGTAGGATACCAGTCGAAAGGATTTTCCTGGTCACTCCACCGGACCATCAAAAGGTCCTGGTTCGTATCGCCTATCGGGTTAGCCCCGAAACATACCAGATGCCTGTCGGATCCTGAAAGCATCATACGCCGCACTACTGTAGGCGCACTAACGGCACCCGAAGAATCCGCCAGAGAAACGGCCCTAGCTGTTAGACCCAACGTTTTATCCCAATAATATGGCGTTCCATCGAAAGCGTTAAAGGTGAGGTCTTCACCCCAGTTATCTTGGGACCAAAGGCGAATGTTGGAACCTGCGGAGGTTGTTATGTTTGCGGCTTCACCCCAGCCTACAAAAGCGTTCGCTTCTTTGACCGCAACGTCGTCATCGTGAGCCGCCGCCGTTGTGCCACGGACTCCTCTAACCACCCCCGCGTCTATAGTGTTCGTGCTCTTGCCGGTGTATTGGATAAGTTCGTCGTCTATCAGCATAATTCCGACAAATGCTACACTCGCACCACTGCTACCCGCTGCCGCAGTCGTTCCATCTGCGCCCCGTGTGAGATCTGAAAGGACATTAGAATTATTGTTGCCGTACTCAATCTTCTCACTACCAACTAGAATGGTCCCCTTGGAAGCAAACGACGACGAATCTGCTAGGGGTATCGACGTGCTAACGTCCGTTATGTTGGCCGACAACGTGGTAGAAACAGCTTCAAAGTCTGACGCGGATGTTAGGGCTAAAGACGTGACTGAGTTGTTAATCGCGCCATCAAGCGTTGTTTCAGAGAAAGAACTGCTATAACCACCCCACAAACCGGCTCCCCACCCCGTTCCCGGAACAACTACCCCGAGACCCGCGCTGATTTGATAGGCCGCAACAACAGCAGAACCTCCTCCTGCGGTGCTCCCGGAAGACGCGCTCCCCGCCGTAGTCACGGTAAAGGTGTTTGAATTAATAACCGTAATTTCAAATTCAAGGTTTATCTGAGCCGCAGTCACGCCATCCGTGGTCGTCGCTCCGGATATTGTAACGAAATCACCGGTCCGCGCTCCATGGTTAACGTCCGTAAACGTGATTACGGCACTCCCGGAAGATCCTGTTGTGATAGGGTTTGAGCCCAGGGTCTGGGTTCGTCTTAAAGGCGTTATGTCATTAAACGTTCCGCCCTCTTCGATATAGAACTTCTCTTCGGTGCCAACGCCCATTAATTTAGAGGCATCTAAGGCTGAGAATACGTGAAGGGACCTAGTAGTTCCTTGCACAGAATTTGAGCTTATCTTACTCCAGCCCCCCAGCTTCTCCGCTCGTCCCTTGCGGAAACGGATAAGATTAGAGTCAAACCAGCCGTTCTCCGCCGCGTAGGAGGTGGATTCTTTATTAACTCCAGGGTTAAATGCTACCTTGGTTAACGGCATTTCTACAAACCTAGTTCAGGCCAATCATAAAGGATACCGGATTTGGTGGTCTTGCCATCACTGTCCGTTGTCCATTTGAGGAACAACGCCTCAACCGCGTCAGTGTCCGCAGCGTTATCAATGGCCGTTTCCATCTCTGTTGCCTTGGTGCGGATAGCGTCTCGATACGTCTGAATGTTAGACGGAATCGCTGTGCCTTTGTCGGCTTTCCGCACTATGGCCCAATCGGTTTGAGCGAGGAGAGATGCTTGTTGAGTTTTTACCTCATTCTTGAGGTTACTTTTGACCCCAAGCGTTACAAGTTGGTTGCCGTCGCTACCAAGAACAGCCTTTCCGTCTTTATCGACTTCATTCACGTCGGCCAATGTCTTGGCTGTAGAGGCAACGCTTCCATCGTCATTATGAGATGACCGATAAAGCCTCTGATCAGGGAACGACTGCATTATAACCTCAGAAATACCAGCCGCTTTCTTCTCATCTTCAGGCCATATATTCCAGTTTTTAGGCTGTAGGGTTCCGTCCGCATCTTTCCACGCCCGTCCGGGCCGGATCGTCTGGTCGCCCACTTTAAAAATAGAAGTCATCTTTCGTCTCCAGTTTATCTTACGCGCATATGCGACTTTGGACCCAGCTTCTTTCGGTGCCGAAGATGAACAGGCTTACTTCTGCGGCGGATTATCTTTCTCTCTACCTTAGTCGCTACTTTTTGAGCCATGTTCTTATCACCTTGCTCTCGCCTGTGCCACGCCTGATCCGCCGAATGGGTTCTCCGCAAATGCTAGATAGATATATGTAGCAGAGCCATTATACCCACCATTCGTAGTTCTCAACTTAAATCCATTAGCCGTGAAATCGAGAGGGTAACCCCATGATGCCTCACCTGACGAATCGTTGGCATTAAGTCCTTCGCCCACAGGATTATAAGGAGACATAGCTGAGTTATGTATGTGCCAGGAATAGCCGTCTTCTAGTCTTTTCAACATAACCCACGCTGGTAGGAAACCAGACGCGCCGTCATCCACCACAACATAAAAGCCATTGGCGGCGTTATTTCCAGTATAAGTTCCAATACCAATCAACCCCGGTGTTTTTGCAAAGCAGTACGCCACCATTGCATCAGATGATCCATTGGTATTTGTCACGCTGCCTACTGAGAATACGGAAGATGTTGGCGCAGTATCGTTCCAATATGTGGAATCGTCCGCCGTAGGCCCCGCAAGGTTAAGAACAAGATACTCAGTTTCAGGCGCTGACGTATTGCCAGAGTGGTACACTGCCCAATTATCAGTGTCCGCAAGGTTCTTCGTGATAATCACCTCTGGAACGCGGGATAGGCCATGTCCAACTGTGGCGTTGGCGGCAGTTCCTGTGTATGTGGAAATACTAAACCCACCGTGGGTGGCGACAGATGTCTTAGTGGTGTTGATAGAGCCGGTAGTATTGCTCGACCCAGCCCCACCAGCTTTTAAGCAGAAGGCCACATAGTCTTCTGTATTAGTATTTACCGCTACGTTGTTTCCTACCGTAAATCCATCGCTATCAAATGTGGATAAACTTTCTGTGTCCGTTGCACTTGCCGCAGTGGTGTCACTGCTAATGTATTTGGTCACCCCTCGGGCAGCATCAAACAGCATATGACTGTCAGTGGCGTCACGGTTCTTGATCCACACGAAATCAGGTTGGAAGCCAACACCCGTGACTGCCTTGCCCCCAGAACCAATCGCAGTACCGTTGCCCGTGTATAAGACGGTCTTGAAAAAGTCACTGGAGTTGGTGACAGTCGGAGCCGCAAGATTGGCGGTTCCCCACCCAACAAAACCGGAAGTCGGTGTATTTTCAAACGCTCGCTGTCCTGTGTTTATGCGAATGTCGCCAGTTGGTGAACTACCTTGTAGCCATGATCCCCACACCCACTGATCGTATGTGGTTGATATAGTGATGGTGCCTTGGCTTACGTTGTTCTTGAAGAACTCCAAACTATCGCCATCAAAGTCCGCTTCCATGCGGATGAAGTCGCCAGTGGTGTAGGAGGCAGGGGCGCTACTGTCTGTACCGCCAAACTGGAAATTACCGGCTGAATTATAGTTGAGTCTCCACGTTCCGTCGTTATCCCAATACTGCTCCGCTAATGACCCATTACCAAGGCCAATCATCCCAAGGTGCGTCCAATTAGCCACATTAACAATTTCAAATTCCACGACCAGCTTTACACCGCTACCACGGGTAACAGCTATGGTTCCTACTAACTTTTGGTCAGTACCAGCGCACCGCTGGTTTCCTTCCGACAAGGTTATAGAAGTCGGCGTATTTGCGTTGATGATAGCGAAATTAGCAATATCATTATCAGCATCATCAGTGCATGTGTCAGTCACCCGCTGCGCTGCTGTCATGGATGTATCGGTGAAGTGATTATCATTTCCCGAAACATCAGTTCCCGCACCGTTGCCTGTACCGGGAGCTACTGCAAAATCTAACCAGAATGAATTATTACCAGTAAAATCTAATCCAGATGGGTCAACCGGCACAGGAACCCCGTTGCTATCCGTATCTACAAGATCAGTAATCGCAAGGTCGCCGCCGATAATAGATTGGCCGTCTAAATTGATGAACTCTGCGAGGTACAGCCCCGGCCCTCCACCAGTTTGTGGGATGTTGTGCTGGACTGCTTGGTTCCAATCCCAAGTGGCATCTTGTGCAGGGTATGACGTTGACTTTAACGTGTCCAACACGCCATTAGTAAATTTGCGTAGGCGGTTGGTGTCCGTTGCCTGTGTGGTGTCTACGTCAAGCACATGATGGGTCCAGGCTCCGTAATCACGATAGACTGCATTTGTTTGAAACGCTGTTGTAATAGTGCCATTCCAGCGTAAACGATATTCATTTGAAGTCTCGTATAGAAAATACATCGCGGGAGTATGGAAGGTGGCGTAAGTATCACCTGTGCCTAACTTCTTTTCCCACCAAGATATGACAGCTTTTTTATCACTAGTCCCAGCCCCACTGAAGGTCTTGACTAAGGTATCTGACCCTGGCTCAAACCACACAGAGTTTTCGATGGTGTAACCAGAGGACCCCGCAGAACCAAAGAATGCTGGTGACCATATAGGCATTATGCAAACGCCAACTGGGCGGCACCCAACTGAATGGACCCGCTTGCTTTGACTACATACGGTACGACATCAACCGCTGCTGCCGCCGTCGATATTGTCAGTCCTGACCCTCCCGCCGTCTCGTAATCCGTTCCTAACGCAAGAGTTCTACTTCCCGTGCCGTCTTGAATAATGATAATGAACCCAGACTGACCAACAGCTTCAGTTGAGGGATTTGCAAGCGTCACATTTCCCGTAAACGTCAGAAGAAAGTTTTGGTAAGTTTGAAAGTCAAGAGTAGTGCTTCCGGTAGCGTCTGCCGTTTGCGTTGAACCAATCGCCGCATGGCTGAAGTTGGTTAGCTGGTTCTCATCAATCGCGAACGCTACGTTGCTGCCAACCGTGGACCCTTGACCAAACACAAGATCATCCGCTGAGTCATCTAGTGCTATGTAAAAGTCTTGAGCGTTACCGTCAAAGACAAGCTTTGAGTCAACTGCTGCACCATCACCTAATGTTACAGAGTCGTCGTCCATAGTAAGTATGGAGTTTGTCCCTACAGCAGAACCTACGCCAATTACTAGTTTATCCGCACTATCATCCAAACCTACATAGAAATCCTTCGCGTTGCCGTCGTACACGATCTTGGTATCTGCTGCCGCTCCATCGCCAATCGTAACAGCATCATCATCTATCGTCATAACACCGTTCGTTCCAACGGTAGAGCCCACGCCAACCACCAATTTGTCGGCGCTATCGTCTAGGCCCACGTAGAAGTCTTTCGCGTTGCCGTTATAAACAAGTTTTGTGTCTTCCGCAGTGCCGTCACCTATAGTGACCGCCGCCGCTGGGAACACCACGGCTTGGTTTTCATCTATGGATACGGCAGGTGTAGTGCCAACCGCAGACCCCAATCCTATGACGAGGTCATCTGCGGAGTCATCCAATCCAATGTAATAGTCCTGTGCGTTGCCGTCGAAAACGATCTTCGTGTCTTCCGCAGTACCGTCACCTATCCGTAGAGCGTCCGACACGTAGAGACTTGCAAAGGCGTCCACAACAGCCGCGCCAGATCCTGCGCCGTCGCAAAACACAACAGCCGTATGGCCGTTAGGAATGGTGATATTAGCACCAGAACCCTGCGATATGATCGTAGAGTATGGGCCACTAGAAGCAGAGTCCGTCGTTGCATTGATGAAGATGAAGTATGCCGTTGTCGTATTAGGTGCCACGGTGACCGTATTGTTAGCCCCAAGTGCGCCCGTAAACTTAATGACACGAAACATACCGTCTTGAAGGTTCTCGGTGCCTGCACCCGGAGATGCCTCGCGAACCGTTAGCGTGTGCGTAGTGCCGGTTAACCCAACAGCCTTGAAGGATGCCACACGGTCTAAAAGGTCTAGGTTGTGGTTAGTGGTCGTTCCCCAAGCACCGGACTGCTCACCAGAGCCGATCTTTTCAATGCCGAAGTTTGTTGTAAATGAAGATGCCATCGTACCGTCCTTATGCCGCTATTTGTGTCCAGGTAGGTGTTTGGGATGCATTAATTTCTGTAAACCCAGAGGTCTGTGAATCATCAATCTGATTCCAAATTAGTACAGTGTTAACCAAACCCGCAGCAGACACTCCTTCTACAGAGAAACTAAAGTTAATTTGTACTGATCCTATCGCACTTGCCGCAGAAACTCCAGATGGAGAAAGAATAGAGTTTGCTATTAGCGTCGGGCTACCCATTGCGCTGGCAGCAGATACGCCCGTTGCGGAAATGGTCACAGCCGAGAATACGGAAGATGATCCAATCGCGCTGGCAGCAGATACGCCCGTTACACTGACTGATACGGGAAGACTTATAGTTACGGAGCCTACGGCACTGGCGGCAGAAACACCTGTAACTTCTACGGGAAGTGGACTATTCCAGGCCCCGGAGTTCCAAGTACTTCTATCCCAACCAGTGATTAGAGCCATTAAGCAATCCTGATAATCGCGTTGTTTGCGTCATTCGCAGGGTACTGAATGGTGAAATCTCCTGCACTAGATGACTTGTCTCCACCAAAGTTAATAACCGCTACCGCTGGATATGCTGCTGCCGTAGTTGTAGAACCTGTGCTTGCACCACTCAGAGTTGAATTATAGATCAACGCGCCTCTAGCACTCGAAATCGTAGAAGACGAAAACGTGGTATCTGCGAAGTCTACAAAAGCAGTGGGAACAGAAGAACTGTTATCTCCAAGCCCAATGGTTACACTAGACAGAGCGGCACCTCCCGCAGAGTAATTAGTGCCAGAAACTTCGTTACTGGTAGTGTAACCAGTAGTATCCGCATCTATGCTGGCGCTATTCGTAAACATAGCCACTTTAAAAGTGTCCGCGCTTATCGCACTCGAATCTCCGCGAGAGCTTGATGTCAAACGGTGAATACCCGCAAGTATCTCCCTCTTAAATGTTCCGCACATTGCGGATGAACCAATAGCCATTACAACCTCCTTATGATCTCAGCCATGTCCTCATGGCCCTGTTTTTTCATCAGAGCCCAGATCGTAGTTCTCTCGCTCTGCGCCATTCTCTCCATATAGAAGATCAGTATTTCTTTCAGTCGATCCCGGTGCGCTAAAGCCTGTTCTTTGATAACGGGCGGCGCTGTATCAGAAACAACCATGATCTTATTCATAGCCATCTCGGCCATCTCTTCAGGCGAATGACCCCTGTTCGTAGAAGTAAAAACGAACGGACTTGCAATCTCGGTAGTCGAATCACTATCAAACATTACTGGACATCCCGCCGTAGACGATCATACCGATATTGGTCTCTAGTCTGAAGTCCCTCGCCCAAGTTTTTCACCCACTGCAACGACTCTTGAAACCTGTTGTTATAAAGCTGTAAAAGATCAGCCTCGCCCTTCATAAAGGTATACGCCTCTACCAAGCTACCGTAGAGGAGAGCAAGCTCCGCATTATCACCAAGGTAACTGGTTCCACTTGCGGCTGTCGTTATGGATGTCGGACGGTAGAAGTAATGAAGCTCCGCCGTATAGGCCTGATCCGGTGTTGGGGCCAGTAGAAAGCTATCACTATCCCAATCCGCGTAATACACGGGTACTCCCGTAGTTGCGGGGTTTGGCGTAAAATCTTGGAGCATCGTAACTTGTTTATACAACAAGAATGTATTTTCGGAGCTACTGACCACACTCAGAGAGTTCTGAGAAAGAAAATCAGGAGGTTTCGACAAGTACTTATTGCCCGCAGTCGTTGACCCAGTGGAGTTCTTTCTGAATACATCTAACTGCGTTTCTTTAAGTATGCGCTCTTCCGCGTTCAGGATGAACCTCGGCAGTTGGCTGACAAACGTTGTCTCCGTATTCTGCGTGTAGTCCTGTATCGCCGTCTTCAGCGTAGTAAATGTATAAGCCATGTCACGCACTCACCGTAACAGGACCAGCGGATGCAACTCCGCCTCCTCCTGTCGTATTTCCAGAGGTTGCCGTCTCACCACTCGCGGAGAAAGTGTACGTGTTATCATTAACTTTAGTAATCGAATAACCGGATGCGGATTCCACGGTTGAAGCGGTAAATCCGTCAAAAGCCTCGACAGATCGAAACCGGACGGTATCCCCAGTAGAGCGCCCATGGCTAGGCTCTGTAACGGTAATTGTAGCGGTTCCACTAGTGCCAGATTGGAATGGATTAAACTTCAAAAGGACCGTTACAGCGGGTTCCGTCCTGTCTGGTCTAGCATCCCTTAAAGCTTGTGGATCTGCCGGGGACCGGACTACATCTAACTGTGGTTGTTTGGCTTCAAACTCATCCTTACCGACAAGCATCCCGGTCCACTCTTTCCGCATATGTTTCAGCTTATATGCAAAACCAGAACGGTCCGATATGCCCATGGCATATTTATTAGATGCGTATCTAGACATCAGGATACCGCACTTACAAAAGTATACGAAGGAACAAGGTTGATATTAGCCTTATCTCGGTCCTCGTCTGCGGCCCGCTGAAACTCTTCCTCGTACAGCCCTTTTAAAATCTGGACCCTCTCGGGAGCCCTCTTTAAGGCCATGTAATACGCAAGACCGGCGGTAAGGCACGGGTAGAACCGAAAAGGTATATCTAAGGTGTTAACAGAGGCATCCGCATCGTCTATGCGAACCAGTCGATCATAGATGAATATATCGGTGCTATTCTCAGGGGCAGGCCATATCTTGACTATGGGGGTTATCTGCCTGTCCACATAAAATTGAGTGGGTCTCCCGGTGGTAGATTTGTTAGCAATAGTCAGGTAGTCATCTCGGCTAACCCTGGTTATAGATATGTCCGAGTTGCTGCGCCTAACCACGCCCGACAGAATGTCTACGGTGGACTGAGGATCTTCAAGAGAT